ATACTGGCATACGTTGGATAGTAAAAAAGATATGGGGAGAAGATTGCGGATGCGACAAACGCAGAGATGAGTGGAACGATATAGATTTAGACTTATGGAAATAGAACACAGAAAACAATGGGAGCAATTTAAGGCAGAGGTTACAAGCAAACTAACACAACCACAATACAAGCTATTATGTAAGCTTCACGCAAAGTATTTTAATCACGCTTATTATGAACCTTGCAGTTGCAGACCTAAAGAACTAAAACGATGGATAGCCGATATTGACAGACTATACAATAGACGCTAAAGTTTTGTTAAAATATGTAAATAAAATGTTTGTAAAGTTATTGTGTTGTATATTTGTATTTAATAATAGTAAAAAACAGTTATGACACAACTGCAAGACTTAAAAAAAGAACTTCAACAAATAGAAGCCACGCTACACCACCTTAATAAAACGGAAGGCGTTACTGAACGTATAAAGAAACGTTTAGAAGATAGAGAACTATATATAAGAAGTATAATTTATAACATACAATAACAATGAAAAAGACAAAGACTGGATTACATATCCAAACACGCAAAAACAGAATTGAGGTATTAACTGAAAAAGAACTACAACAAAAAGAATTGAAAAAAGCAGAACAAAGGCAGCTTGTAGTAATGGCATCTATTTTATTTCTTGCCTTTCTTACGTTTTGTTTAGGGTTTATGATTGGATATGGTAGCTAATGAATTTACTTCAATCTCAAACATATAATCTGTGGTTTAATTGGCTCGCCGATAAGATAATGGAATGGAAAGATGCCAAGCCATTAAACAAAGACTTACGCAACTGTGTTAAAGCTATGAATGAAATAGGTACATTTGTAAATGGTCTGCGTACAGAGGTTGAGGTGCTACACAAAAGAGTACAGCTTATTAGACAACAGAAGAACGAACTGATACAAAAACAACAAGAACAAATAGAACAATTAGAAAACAAATTAAAACAATACGAGATATGATAATAACTTACTGCAATATAAAAATGGAAGTTGAATACTGCTATGAAGAAGCAGAGCCACAGACATATGATTATCCCGGATCTCCTGATAGCGCAACAATTGAAAGCGTTTATGTTGGAAATATTGATATATATGATATGCTTACTATAGAACAACTTTATGATATTGAAGAAATAATTTTAAATAAAATAAGAAATTAATATGATCTTATTAATTGATGCGGATAGCTTAGTATATGCAAGTTGTTTAAGAGCTAAACAAGAAAATAGCTCTAAAAAATTTTACACTAATATAGAAGATAGTATAGCTAAGTTTGACCAGCAATATATGAAGATAGTTAATGACCTTGAAGAAATATATGAAATTGATAAAATAATTACTTTTAATGGGTCAAAGGGTAATTTTAGAAAAATAATTACAAACACATATAAAGCTAATAGAAAAGCGCAGCAGCAACCACCTTTGTTAGATGATATGCATCAATTTGTTAAAGATGAGTATAGTAGTATTTGGGGGTATGGGATTGAAACAGATGATTTAGTTTCAAAATATTGGTTTGATATTTCAAATAAAGTAGGGCGAGAAAATGTTATGATTGTATCCATTGATAAAGATTATAAACAATTTCCGGCTTTAATATATAATTATCATTTTAAAAGAAAAAAAATATATGATATTTCAGAAGCTGAGGCATTATATAATTTTTATGAACAAATGATAATAGGGGATGCTGCGGATAATATTCAATACTTTAAAGGGTGGGGTGCTAAATTTTTTGAAAAGAATTTTAAAGATTGTAAAACAAAATATCAGTATACTAAGAAAATGTATTTATTATTTAAACAAAAGTATAAAGGTAAAGCTCGCCAAAAATATATAGAATGCTATAATCTTTTAAAGCTAAGGGCATATTGAAAAAAACAAAAAAATCAATTATAACAACAGAAAAACAGCATAAAGCAATGAGGTGGTGTTTAAATAACAATGTTAAAGTTGCTATATTACCAACTAATTCCGGTTTGAAGATCGAAGTAAATAAAGACGGTCATATAACATTATCTCCTGATACTTATGAAAATTATGCTGCTCAAAGCAAATGCTGGGAATTATATTTGTATATTTACAATAAACTAAACAAAAGATAATGAATATTTTAAAAGAAGCTCAAAAAATTATATTTGATAGAGCAGAAGAAAAAGAAAGACAGTACGGTAATATTGATGAATCAATAGCTAAAGCTGCACGAGTTGCTTCTGAATTATGCAACAAAGAAATAACTACTGAAGATTTTTATAAGTGTATGATAGCTTTAAAAGTATCACGAATGGCGTATAATACAAAAAAAGATACAATGCTAGATTGTGTTGGGTATATAGCTGCATTAGATAATTTTAAAAATAATGGCTATGAGTAATTTTGAATTGCAATATAAGCAGTTATTAAAAGACGTTTGTGATAATGGTATTTTAACGACTAATCGAACCGCTGTAAAAACTTTTAAGCTATTTAATAAAACTTTAAATATTAATTTAAAAGAAGGCTTTCCAATTGTAACTGGTAAAAAAATATTTTTTAATAAAGCTTTAGGTGAATTTAAATGGATATATGAAGGTCAAACAGATTTAGAATACCTACATAAACATAATATATTTTGGTGGGATGAATTTGCAAAAAACAATCAGCTGGGTAAAGTATATGGGTATCAAATAAAGCAATTTAACGGCATATTTAATCAAATTGAATATGTTATAAGTGAAATAAAAAATAACTCGCGTAGAGCCGTTATATCTCTTTGGAACCCGACTGATTTAAAAGATCAAGCATTGCCTTGTTGCTATACTCAATTTAATTTTGTTAGATGTAATAACGATTTAAATATGGTTATGCATTTTAGAAGCTCAGATTTGTTTTTAGGTTTACCTTACGATATTATAGTAGGAGCATTGTTTTTAATTACTATAGCAAATAAATGTGGATTAAACGCGAATCAGTTAGGTTTAAACTTAGCGGATGCACATATATATAAAACACACAGTGAACAAGTTAATGAGTATTTAAATTCTAAAATATATAATTTACCTATTTTACAAGGTAAATACGAAGACTATAACTTAAAGGACTATAATCACAATAAATTTATAAAAGCCGAATTAATAAAATAATATGTATTATATTTATCACATTGAAGGAGTAAAAGTTGGTTGTACTAAAAACCCTGCAAAAAGAATTATAGTCCAACAAGGTTACTCTGACTTTGAGATACTAGCTAAAACAAAATGTATTGATGAGGCTTCTAAATTAGAATTTGAATGGCAAAATAAATTAGGATATAAAAACGATATAAGAACATATAAACAAACAATAAACAATTTTATGCTACACATTACACAACAAACAATTACTTTTAAAAAAACATTTAATAAAGATTTTGATAATTATAATTGGCCAACTAATATTGAATTAGACCAAGATTATAATATAGAAATTAACAATGAGGTTAAAGAATATATTTTAAAAAATAATTTTAAATCAGCTCATAATGATGAAAGATATATATACACTCAGTCATTGAAAAACTTTTGGGATGTTATAAATAAGCCCGTTAATAATATTGAAATATTTGATAATATTAGACAGTGGGCAAAAGAAAGAAACTTATACGAACAAGGTAATCCACATACTCAATATGTTAAATTAATGGAAGAATCAGGCGAATTAGCTGAAGCAATATTAAAACAAGACTATGGCGAGATACAAGATGCTATAGGGGATATGATTGTAGTATTAACTAATTTAGCTCATTTGCAATCTTTAAAAATAGAAGATTGTATATATTCGGCATACGATGAAATTAAAAATCGTAAAGGCAAAATGATAAATGGTACATTTGTTAAAAATAAATAATATGAAAGCAACTTATTTACATTATGATAATGGCAAAGACTATGATGTTATAGATATTATAAAAGACTATCAACTCAATTTTAATAAAGGAAATATTATAAAATATATTTGCAGAGCGGGTAAAAAAGATAATGAAATTAAAGATCTTGAAAAAGCATTAGACTATTTAAAAAGAGAAATTGAATACTTAAGAGATGAACAAAAAAAATGGATAGAGAAGAACAAGTAATATCAGACAAACATCTTAACTATTTAAAGTGTGTACTAATAAGTCAATTACTATTAGAAGCTAACGATGACTTAAAAGGTAGCAAAGCGTTTAAACAAAACGTAAAGTATCAAGTAAGTAAGACAAACCAAATATTAGAACAGGTGTATCAAGAGGGATTTAATACAGTATACCATAACAACCCAGAGATGTGCATAAACGTACTAAACAAAATTGATGGACTGATACACAAAATAAAAACAGCTACCATAGACGAGTTAGTAATGATAGACGCATTAGTAGACCAATACTTTAACAATAAAGAGGATATAAACAAAACTCAAACAACAGAATTTACTAAAATAGATTAATAAAAAAAAATATGAAATTTAACATTCAAATACAGCATTTAGGTAAAAAAGAAAACAAACACGATACGGATAAAGATATGTATCATTTAACGTTTAAAACATATAACGCTGAAGTAACAGGTAAATTTGAAAGAAGTGAAATAAGACATATAATTGAAATATTAGATAACGCAATATAAAATGACATTACAAAAACTCAAAGAAAAGTTTGACAGTATATACGGATTTGATTTAGCTGATAGATCAAGAAAGCGCGAAATGGTAGATGCTAGAAGAGTATACTGCAAAATAGCATTTAGCTTAAAGTATAACCTTAGACAAATAGGTGAAAGCATAGATAGGAAGCATTGTAATATAATACATTTATTAGATACAGTAGACCAAGCTACAGACTTTCATAAAAATGTACACGATAGCATAGTAAAAGAATACGGTTTTTTAAGTGGTGTATTTAATATAGATAAAGCAAAAGCTTTTGAAGCAAAGCTATTAAAAGAAAGGGGAGAAAGAACAGCGAGCTTAATAAAAGAAATAAACAATACTTTAATAAACTGGGATATAGACTCTTTAAATAACTTTTTACAAACAAGAGTAAAACCTTATAACAAACTAATAGAAACTACTAAACCTCAAAAGAAAATAAAAGAAGTAAAAGGTGCTAAATTAAACAGACCAGTTAAAAACCCAGTGCTGTGCTAAAAAAAAATAATTTTGTTTATATATTAGTAGCTTGAATAATCAAGTTTTATCAAGATAAAAGATATGAGCGAAAATCACGGGGGTAAAAGACAAGGTGCTGGCAGAAAACCAAAAGCACAAGAACAGAAACTAATAGAGCGGTTAGATGCTATAATAGACAAAGACGAAGCATTAGGTAAGTTAGG